CGACCGTATATGTGACGCCGGAATTACCACCGTACACAAAGAACACGACGGTCTTGCCGTCCGAGGAGATGCTGCTTGCATCAACCTGCAATGCGCCCGTGGGGGTAACGGCAAACACTTTCGAGACGACGGTTTCGCCGCTATCTAGCCACTGGCTATAATCAATCGCGTAGCGTTTGCGCTCAGCGGGGGTCTTGGTAAAGCGTCCGAGTTTCATGCCGCATTTCTCCATCGGTCATAGGGTGTGGGCTTGCGAGCCTCGTAGGGGGCGATCATCGTCCAAGCATCGACGCTTGCTGTGACCGACCTCGGCTCATTAGCGACCTCAAGCACCTTGTCTTCGACCGCAGGTGTCATGGTGCGTGGAGGTTCCAGCGCAAACAATGTGCGCGGCTCGTTGCCAACCCAGAGCACTTCGTTCTCCGCGTAGGCGAAGGACGAGAAGAAGACGCGAGCATCTGTGTTCGTGGTTATATAGACACCAGCGACTGCACGGATGGGCGGGAAGTACCGGCGCAGGAGCAACGCCTTGCCTGTGAACGTGTAGGCACCAGCCGACAGGGCGACCTTGGCGTCACGGGCAAGCCGGACAGATGTTCCGGCGAAATTGAAGTTTGCCCTCTCGGGGTAGACGAACCGTGTGGCCTTGAACTGAATAGCCTCACCAGTCGCCGTCAAAGTTGCGCCGTCAGCCTTCATCTTGAAGACGCGGACCAGCTTGAACTTCTGTGGTTGGCCTTCGGCGGTGAAGTCCTGCTTGTTACCTCCGAGGTAATGGCCTTGCAGGACAGCGGCTGCGCGGCCCGTAGTCGTGAATGCCGTCGCGTCTCCGCGCATGTAGTGGGCGTAGGGCAGGCCAGCGCCGCGTCCGAAGACGGCGTACTGTCCGAAGATTGGGTAAAGCTGGCGGGCGGCTCTGAACCCAACGGCGACCCCAGAGGATGCGAAGGCGTCCCCATCGGCGAACAAGTGGTAGCCGCGCAGGAAGGTGACGGGAGCGCCTGTAGCCGTGAAGTTCGTCCCCGCATGAAGGAACCCGCGCCCGAAGATGGTCGTGGTATTCTTGCCCTGCACGTTGAACGTGGCGTGCTCTGCGTGGAGCCAGCGCCCATAGTAGGTCTGAGCTGCGGACCCGGAGACCGTGAACTGTATATCTGCGGGATATACACGGGTGTCATGGAGTAAGGAGATATCCTTACCCGTAAGGGCAAAGCTGCCGGGGGCGGTTGAGAGCCTGTAGTTCGCAAAGATGCTAACTGCGCTGCCAGTCGTGCTGTAGGAGCCCGCCTGTGGACGAAGGATCTCGTCGTCCCGTAGGTTGAGCGGTGCCCCTGTAACCGTGTAGTCCCCAGCTTGTGCGGTGAGAACACGAGTAGCTCTGAACTGGAGATTGACGCCCGAGGCCTCGTAGGCACCGGCACCGGGGTAAATGACCGGTCGGTCAACGATCAGGAGCGGTGCCCCTGTAGCCGTGTAGCTGCCTGCGCTCGCCGTTAATCTGCGGTCAGCTCTAAATTCAACAGGAACACCTGTGGAGGTGTTGGGGTCAGATGGTATTGCTTTTAGATAGTGACCGTAGAGGGTTTTGACGTTGACGCCGACAGACAGGCAAGCGCCCGCATCCAACGGGAATACCGTTGTCTGCGAAACCGCAAACGCGTTTTGCTGAAACGCGAGCCTGTTAAATGCGCCTGCCATAGGCCCCTCTCAAAGGCTCGCGTTAAGAATTAAGCAGGACGTGTAGGGAACACGACCTCACTCGGTGAGTTGAGAGTAGTAATATTCTTCGTCAAATCCCGAAGAGCCTGACGATATGTCAGCCACTCAGTCTTTTTGTCTGCACTAAAGGGAGCGTTGGGGAGGTCTGTCCAATCAGATACTGCAAGGAGCCAGTCTCTCGGGCGACGCACCCACAAATCAATACGCTCATTTAGCGTAAGTTCTCGGGTTTCTAGTATTGGGCGCACAATGCCATCTTCACCCGTCTCGTACCCGTGTTCGGCGATTACATCCACGGTTGGATGAAGTGTCGGTCTTTCAAACCGTGCGTAACCTTTTTCAGCAAGAAGCTGATCAGTGATTGGTGCTCCTTCAAAAACCTGAATAAGGTTTTCTTCCAAGATTGGGTGATTAAGAGGATCACCGTTACCATCGATCATAATGTACAGATTCATTTTTAGCCCCTCAGATTATATACTTCCGGGTGTCACGTCAGCGGTATTAGTCGAGGGAAATGCACGATTAGGCCCCCAAATAATTCGAACCCCGCCCTGTCCACCGTTGCCGCCGCCATAGCTGGTTCCAGAACCGCCGCCACCACCACCATACGTGCCGCCGTAGATGTTGTTTCCGTAATACGGGTTGGAGTATTGGTTTTCACCAAAAGCTCCATCAGTGCCGCCGGGGCCATGCCCGCCACCACCACCATAACTCCCGGTCCCCGCGTAATAGCCGTTCCAGATGGTATATCGATAAATCCCATAGCGATCACCGCCAGTATCCCCCACCAAACCGATGCCGCCACCACCGCCGGTGCCATATGTGGAGGAATAGTAATCGCCCATCGCGCCGCCGTAAGTTGTTTGCCACCCTTGACTAATACACCCGCCGCGCCCGGAGTAGCCCCCAGCCCCAGCTCCGGGGGTGGTCCAAGAAGAGTCTATGTTTCCGCCTCTTCCACCGCCATCACCAACATAGCCACCGCCAGAGTAGCCTTGTCCATTTGGTATGTAACGATTTGCGTCGTATGCACTGCCATCGGCCCTGCCACCACCCTGACCAAGAACCGTGCTTGTATTGAGGAAGTATGAGTTACCACCCGGCGAAGAAGTTTCATTGTTTTCTGTGTAATAGTTTGGGCCGTAGTAACGCGACCCGGCTCTACCAACAACAACTGTGTAGGTAGATCCGGGCACAACAGTAATGTTGTTTCTATAACCAAGCCCACCACCAGCGCCGCCGCCATAAGACCAATTACCGGACCCGCCATGCCCACCACCAACAGCAACTGCTGACACAGAAGTGACACCCGTAGGAGCAACCCAACTAAACGTACCGGTTCCGACGTTGGTCCCGAACAATGCTTGGCCTTGAATTAAGATATAATACAAAGTGCCACTAAATGATTTAGTAGCTGTATACCCAGCAGATGTTGCTGAGATAGTGAACGAATAAGGAATAGGCGTACTGCTTGAAGCACCAGCCGTTCCCGATAATACTCCTGTGCTCGTATTAAGCGACATTCCACTTGGGAGTGTGCCTGCAGAGACTGCGTATACAATGGTTCCCGAACTAACCGTAGCTGTAGCCGCGTTGATTGTATAGGCGGCACTGGGGGTAAGAGTTCCCGGAATGGTGCTTGTCGAGAATAACGGTACGTTTGCATTAGACGTAATTGTGATCGCCCTAGTAACCGTGACGCCACCGCTCACTACAACTATATTGAAGCTATATGAGCCTGCAGTGATCGTTGCGGTGCCGTTTGACAGCACACCACTTTGATTGATCGTCATGCCGCTGGGAGGAGATCCAGTCAGAGACCACGTAAACGTACCACCGCCGCTACCAAAAAACGCGCGATATGTTGCGTCAGAAAACGTAGACGATGGGTTTATCGTAAACGCGTATTTATCTCCCAATATCGAATTGGTGACAGCGTTAGCGTCGATATAAGTTTTAACTGCCGTCACAGTCGGCGCTTTTGTGTTTCCGCCAGTTGCAAGTGCGGTATCAGTAGATAATTTATTATCGACGTAAGTCTTAACGGCGTATTCAGTTGGCACCGCCAAATTGGAGTTACCAGACATTGTGGCGTCTGAAGAGAACTCGTTAATCTGCTCACCGAGCTGTGCGCCGATTGAGCCGAGCCGCAAGGATGACAGTCCAGACAAGTCAAACGCGCTCGCGTTCAATGTCGCCTTGCCCGTGGCTTGGTCAATTCGGAAATACTCACCGACGCGGAAATTACCATCCTGATCCGTGGACACGAAGAATACGCGACCGGGGAAGGCTTCGTCCGTCTCGTTACCCTGTGCGGGGGGCTGAGTTGGCGTTCCGGGGTAGTTAGTTGTTGAAGTACCGCCAGTTCCGATTGATAGGAAATCGTGCCCTGTCAGACGGATCTGAGAGTATTTGTAACGAATGGTGGCAACTGTTCCAGCGGCGCTACCACTTGGCTTCTCCTGTGCCAGCAGGACAGTGATTTCACTCGATGAACTTGTCCATGTTCCAGTCGTTGACTGGATCACATAGGAATAGGTATCGCCAGTAAGGGAGATACTAGCGCCGGGAAGCGGCAGCGCGCTGAACCCAGTTGCAACGAGAACAAACCCTTTTTGGTTCTCGACTGCACTCTTAACAGTTCCAGTACCACCACTCGTGAACGTCAATGTCTGAGCAGTCGCAAAAGTGCCAGTGATATTTTTTACGTATACTTTATCAGAGCTGTATTGAACATTGGTTACGGTTGCTGTTGCGCCACCGCTTGATGTGACGGTGTCGCCAATATTGATCGTCCCGCCCGTGTAGGTAAAGGGAAGCTGCTGCCCAACAAGCGTACCAGTGATGGGGGTTTCATTGGCGTCATAGCCGCGAGAGGTCGCGCCCCATGTACCGTAGCTGCTGTTTCCATTAAGGGAGCGAATGAAACCGCCGCCCGAAGCGGTGTAGCCGAAGTAGCAGTAGTAGGTGAAGCAGGAGACAATTTCTGCTTTACCACCGTCCTTTACCCAGTACCCAACACCATTGTCGCTGATCACGGTAAAACCGTGAAAGATCATTGTCTTAGCGCCCGAGCTGTGTACGCTACCGTCAATTAGAGCACCGATAGCGCCCGAACCGATAAACGCACATTCGAGAACATAGGGAGATTTGGTCGTAATCGGGCTACTAGGATTAAGCCGAACAACTACACCCTTGATTAAAGAAGTTGTTACGTCAGCAGCGGTGCTACCGGGAACCCATCCAGTCATTCCCTTAAACGTCATCTTGTTCAATATCGAGCCATTGCTCATATAGAACATTGTTGAGTTGGCGTTAGAAATTGTTCCGCCATCATCGTTACCGCTGGCGGGCTGCACGAACACCGTGCGCTGGCTGTCACCAACAATCGCCGTATTCGCAGGCACGGTAATGGGTAGCTGTTCGCTGTAGGTGCCAGTCTTTACAAAGATGGTTGCGCCTTCGCCGCACTGCGTTGTGGCGTACTTAATGGAAGCAAATGGCGTGGAGAGGTTGCGCCCTTGCGAAGCGTTATCAATACCGTGGGGGGCCACATAGAATATATTGGCGGATTGAGTAGCGCCAATCCAATCAAGATCAGTTCCATTCGGCTTAACAGTTAGCGACTGCCCAGTATCGTTTGATAGAATAGCAGGGAGAACGTCAGCGCCGCCTAGAACAAACTGGGTCCACTTACCATTCGTCAAATCGGTGTTAAATGAACTTGTCGAGGTATGGTCAGAGTTTGCAATATATGCAGACCCGACGCTGTCCTTGACCACATCGTCTCTAAAGTAGGAAGTAGATGCGGCCCATGTGCTACGCCAACGAATGCCGCTGTTGTATTTTCTCCATACGACAGCGGTGAGATTAGTTTCAAAGTCCGTCGCCGCGTGGCGCGTCACGCAAATATACGAACTGCCGCCATGTTGAACAACATCGTTGATGTAATATTCGGTTGCCGTAGCCCAATCGCCACGAGCACGGATGCCCTCAGTCAGCACAATCCAGTTGCTGTTCAGAGTACCCACGCCGTTTATCGGCACCTGATTGGTGTTGTTTGCAATTGCTTTGTACTGGTTCGCGCCGTAGGCAACAATATCGTTTGGTACATACGCAGTGGTCGAACTCCAAGCGCCGCTGGCTGAGACACCCTCAACGAGCTTAGCCCAGTAGGTTCCGTTGGTCGGCAGATTGCCGCTGGTGTC